TTAAGCACTTTAATATGAATCCAGCACATTTTAAGTCAGTTTGTTTTACTCTTTCAATGTATGGAACTTATGAATCAGGAAACAAGATATTCCCTTCTTGGCTAACAGTTGCCAAAGAAGCTGGAGTAAACAGAAAAACAGCAATGAAAGTTAGAGATTTCTTGCTTGAGCATAACATTATTGTAACAATTCGTAAAAGAGAAAAGAACATTTCTGAGTATGAATTTGGTCAACCATCAGAACAGTTGTCCCTTTTGATAAACCAGTTGTCCAATTCTGATGAGCAGTTGTCCAATTTAGAGAATCAGTTGTCCATCAATAGTGGACACAATACTATTATAGATACTACTATGGATAGTATTATAGAAACTATTATAGAAAATCCTCAAGAGGATTTTTGGTTAGAAAAAACAATTAATAACCAGAAAGAAGTTAGTAGTTCATTCTCTCTGGTTTATAAGAATAACGAACCCTCTGATTCAATATTAATAGAACCGCAGTTGTCCAATTTTGACAGGGTAAAAGAAAAAGAAAGTGTAGAAGATGTTATGGATAAATATATGACCTTTGGTAGAATATAATGGAAACATTTGGAATGGAAATACCAGAAATAAAAGGAACAAAATTGTTTAAAGATTATGGTAAAAGATACTTGATAGCTTTTTGCAACAACTGTTCAAATAGTGAGATATTTGAGCAAACATCAGATATTCCTTATACAAAGCATCCACAAGTACCGTGTGATTCTTGTAATGCTTCTATGATGGACATTGTAGGATGGGAGGAAAGTTATGAGAATTTGTAGCAGATGCAAGGTAGAAAAGCCAGAAAATGATTTTTATATAAATAGTATGAGCAAGTCTGGATACAATCATCAATGTAAAATATGTCACAAAGATTATATGAAAACTTATTACGCCAGAAGAAAAGTTCTTGGAGTAACAAAAGAAAGAGCTTACAAAAGATGCCACGGATGCAAAGAAATAAAACAATTAGATGCATTTGGGAAGAAAACACAATCAATTGATGGTAAGAACCAATATTGCAAACCTTGTTGGAGAGCGTATGTCTATGCTCGTTTATAAGCCTACTCTGATAGTTCTTCAGTATGATGATAAGTGTAAGCTTTGTTCAGAAAAAATGGAATGGGGAAAGTTTGGATTATTCCTTGGCAAAAACCGAGGGGTAGTTCACGAAAAATGTTATAAAGATTTAATGAACACTCCAACTACTTGGTAGACAAGTCATAATAAGAATGATATAATATAAGTAGAAAATGTTTAAAAGATATTTTCTGTCATAAATGAATATAATATCTATCGCCATAGATAAAAATATATGTGATCACCTCACATCGGAGAGAGCAGAAGCGTTTCCTAAAAGTGTCACTGCTCTCTCCACTTTAATCTTGGGAAGAGTGGACCGTTAAATTAGTCATAGTCGAATTCCACTCTTCTCATTTATTTTGCAATTAATATATAGATATGTTATAATTAGATATGGCAAATGCAGCGTTGCACAATCTTGTAGAATTTTTCGGGGGTAGAAGATAAATATTATGATGTTATTCCCATATGCAAGAGATATAGAATATAAACAAGAAGACAAAACACTTGCTTTTACTCTGACATTCTATAATGAAAGTCAAGAAGCTAATATAAATATTCAATACACTTGTGATTCTGAATTATCTTATCTAATAGAAGATATCTTAAATGATAGGAACCTCCAGGAACGTGTGTCGTAATATGAAAATAAGAGGGGTATTAAAAATATAATGAGTTATTCAAAGTTTACAGAAGAACAAATATCAGAATATATAGAAATAGCAAATGAAATGGGAATTGGTCCTGCTATGAGATATTTAAAATATCCTGGATCATATCATACTGCAAAGAAGTTTTATATCCAAAGAAATTTAGAATTACCTTCCCCCGATTCTTTGGCGGTAATAGCAAGAAGTTTAGGTATATTCTATAGTGATAAAGAAAAGATAGTAGCTGCTCAAGCAGTTCTGGATAGATGCTATGAGAAACTAATAGAAGATGTATTAGACTCTGATGAATTAAATAAATTAGCAAATGCTGTTCATAAAGCTATTCAAACTATTAATCTTATTGAAGGCAAATCAACTGCTATTAATGAATCAAGAAGTAAAGATGGAACAGATCTTGCATTAACAGATATGCTTAATGAAGCTAAGATGAGAAATGCAGAAATGAAAGATAATATAATTAGTAAGCAAAATGCAGGGGAATAGAAAAAGATATTAATATGACCATTAATAACTATATACATATGACAATAGATAATAATATATTTATAAGAGAGTACCCCTTCATAAAAATCAATTTAAAAAATCTATTTTCGCTTACCCAGATAAATATTTCCAATAAAAATGAATATGGAGGCATATTATGAATATAGCAGATGTTGTTGAAAATGTTGAATTAGAGCTTTTATCAATTCCAGAGGGAAGAATTGAATTAACTAAATATAACCCATTGCTATTTGCTTTGATTTATTTGCCTCATCATTTACAAAATTCAAAGGGTGAGATTACATTATCTGAATTTCATATTGATTTAGCTGAATATGGAAAGAATTGGATACATCCCCCAACTTCTCCTAAGCAAAATAGAGATGCTTGGATTGCTCCAAGAGAATCTGGTAAATCTACCTGGATTTTTTTAATTTTACCATTATGGGCAGCCGCTCACAATCACGTTAAGTTCATTGCTGCCTTTTCTGATGCTGCAAGTCAAGCTGAGACACATTTGATTACATTTAAGAATGAATTAGATACAAATGAATATTTACAAATTGATTATCCAGAACTTTGTAAGCCTAAAATTGTCTCAACAACAGGTAGAGCACTTGCTAATAACTCTTGGAGAATTGTTCAAAGCAATGACTTTATTTTTGATGCAAATGGTATTGACACCAACTCTTTGGGTAAAAAGGTCTTTGGTCAGCGTCCAGATCTTATTATTCTTGATGATATTGAAAAGGGTGAAAAGAATTACTCTGAATATCAGGCTGGTCAGCAGCTAAACACAGTCTTTGATGACATTGCACCTATGAATATCTATGCTCGTATGGTTTTTGTTGGAACTACTACTATGCCTAACTCAATTATGGACCAATTTAGAAAGTTTTCAGAGTTTCCTGACGATCCAGAACTTCAATGGATTAAAGACCAGAATGTAAAAGCTCATTATTATCCAGCCATTATGCAAAATGAGGATGGAACTGAAAGATCCGTCTGGGAAGAGAAGTGGTCATTAGAATGGCTTAAATCTCAACGTCATTTGCGAGATTTTGCAAAGAATTATATGAATAGACCTATAAATGTTGATGGAACATTTTGGGCTAATGAAGATATTATTATTGAAGACCTAAAAGAGTATGGAAACACAATTATTTCTGTTGACCCTGCTGTTACAAAGAATAAAGTGTCAGACTATACTGGCATAGCAGTTCTTTCAAGAGGAATAGATGATTTAGGAAATAGTGTTATCTATGTTAGAGAAGCACAACAAGTTAAGCTTTCACCTTCAGACCTTTCTGATAGAGTGAGAGATTTGGCTGATATATACGATGCTGGACTATTGTATGTTGAAACAAATCAGGGTGGAGACCTTTGGCAAGATGTATTTAAAGGAATTCCTATTAAATATAGATCAAAGCATCAAAAACTATCAAAGCAGATTAGAGCTGGTAAGGCTTTAAACTACTATCAACAAGGGAAGGTTAGACACTCTGCTCATTTTCCAGCATTAGAAGAGCAGATGTGGTCATTTCCAAAAGTATCGCACGATGACGTACTGGATGCTGTTGTTACAGGAGTTTTATACTTCTTAGACAACAAGGCAGTAAAAATTAGTGCAAAACAATTTAATTACAACAGGAGATAAATAAAAATGACAGATATTAAAAATGCAATAGATAGACTTATTGACCGTAGAAACGATTACAATACAGCCCACATATATTACGAGGGTACTCAAAAAGAATTGTTTCCAAATCAAAAATGGTCAACTCTATTTAGATCAGCAAATAATAGCTATAGATTCAACTTTACAAGAACTGTAGTTGATTCTGTATTAAACAGGTTAGAAATAGCCAATGTTTTAGGAACTACCGAAGAAGCTAATGCAATAATTAACAGGGTTTGGGAATCTAACGATCTTGTTCTTGATGCTAATGAAATTCATAAAAGAGCACTTGTATATGGAGATTCTTATGCAATTGTATGGACAGATGAAAATGGAGAAGTACAGATTAACTATAATTCACCATTAACAACTGTAGTGGTATATGACACTGAAAATCCAAGAGTTAAGAGATTTGGTGCAAAGTTGTGGCAACACACAGATCCATACGACAGTACAACTAAGACAGTAAGACTAAATATGTATTACGCAGATCGTATTGAAAAATATGAAGCTGTAGGAGAAGTAGAAACAATGGTTTCAAGCTCTGGCTTTAAACAAATTGGCGTAGTTGAAAATCCTTGGAATGAAGTTCCAGTATTTCACTTTAGAACTTCTAAAACATATGGAAGACCAGAACATTACGATGCTTATGGTCCACAGGATGCTATCAACAAGTTAATTATTACTCATATGAATACTGTTGATTATCAAGGTGCTCCACAAAGATATGCACTTGCAAATGGAGGAAATGACTCAGAAATTCAAGATTTTGATGACTCTACTGTTGATGCAGAAAATCTTGGCTCATTAAAGAATGGTCCAGGAGAACTTTGGTATCTTAAGGGCATTTCAAAAGTTGGAGAGTTTTCTCCTGCAGACCACAGGGTGTTTACTGAACCAATGACCCAATATGTAAAGTCAATGGCTTCTTTAACATCAACACCAATTCATTACTTTGATTCAAGTGCTGGTCAGCAAAGTGGAGAATCCTTAAGAACAGCAGAAGCTCCTTTGATTAAAAAGATTGAAGACAGACAAATTTCATTTGGAAATACCTGGAGAGATATGTTCAGGTTTATTCTTAAAATTGATAATTTAGAGTCTGAAATAATGACTGGAGAATTAGATGTTCAAGTTAAATGGGAATCTCCAGAAAGTCTTGACACTTTAGATCATTGGGAAGTTGCAGTTAAAAAGCGTGTAGTTGGCGTTTCACTTAAGCAGGTTCTTTTAGAAATGGGTTACGATTCAGAAGTTGCAGATCTTATTGTTGAACAAGGCGATCTTGGACTAATGTCTCAAGGAATGAATACAAATAACGTTATTGCTGAACAAACAGCAGGAAATTAGAGGAAAATAAAATGGAACAAAATGATATTGTAGAAGTTAATGACGAAGTAGTAGAATCTGAGCCAGTCATTGAGGACCCTAAAAAAGTCCTTGATGCTCTGGACAGAGCTAAATCTGATGCAAAGAAATATAGAGAAGAAAAAGAACAAATAAGAGAACAAATGGAAAAAGCTGTTGCCCAACTAACTGATTGGTCAGCAAAAGCATTGATTGAAAAAGTTGAAAGAGAGTTAACTAAGTCTGGTTTACCAAATGTAGAAAGAGTTAAGAAGTATCTTGATTTTAATACAATTGGTCTTGATGATGAATTTAAGTTAACTGGTTTAAATGAACAACTTGAATCTTTGAAATCTGATTTTCCAGAAATATTTGATCCAAAACTTCTTGTTGGTGGATTAGCTGATGGCGGAGTAACAACTCCAGTAAAAACAGCAAATTCAGCATCAGAATTACAAGCAAGAATACTGCTTGGCAAATAAACGTGATATAATAGAATCAATCAATACGCAAGATTCTAAATGGACGTTTAGACTTGCGATTTTTGAATTGGACGATTCAATTATTTCAAATCTAAATAAAAATAAAATTTCTAAGGAGAAATATAATGTCAAGAATTGACTTAACCGAAGCTAATGGCTTCATACCAGAAGAAGATTCCAGCAGAGTTATCCAGGCAACTGTAGCAAACTCTGTAGTTGAAGCTTTCGCTCGTAGAGAGCAAATGGCATCACGCACCAAGGGCGTTCCACGCTTTGTTGCAGATGCACCAGAAATCGTTGCAGAAGGTGGAACTATTCCAGAAGCTGCAGCAACACTTGATGAAATCTTGCTAACTGCTCGTAAGTACGCAAAGATTTTCCACATCAGCGAAGAAGACGTAAACGATTCACTCGTTGACGTACTTAACACATACAAAATCGAATGGGCTTCACGCTGGGCTCGTAAGTTTGATAACGCCGCTCTTGGTGTAACAGCTGCTGCTGATGGTACAGATACTGCACCATTCACATCTGTTTACAAGTCTGTAGCAACTTCTGCTTCAAATCAGCTAATCCAGACTGGAGGTGCACTAACTTTCGCAGATATCAATGATGCTCTTGCTCTTGTAGAACAGGGTTCTTACTTCGATGCAGCTAACACTGTATTCATTGCTCATCCAAAGATGCTTGGTCACCTTCGTGGAATGGTAGACGGAACAGGTCAGCTTGTTCTTCCTAACCCAACAGCAGCAACTCCAGGAAGCCTATTTGGTTATCCATTAGTTGTCTCTTATGGTGCTGCTACATCTGCAGCTGCAACTTCCAACCCAACAGGCAATCCATTGCTTATTGTTGGTAATCGTCAAATGATGATTAATGGTGTTCGTAGCAACGTAGAATCTGCAGTATCTCGTGATGCTCAATTCAATACAGATGGGGTTCAACTCAAGGTTCGTGTTCGTAGAGGCTTTGCTGTTGCAGATGCCAGTGCTTACGCTATCGTTGAGAAGACCGCATAAGGGGAGATGATTAGTAATGGCAAGTAAACTATATGGGTCTTTCATTGCAAAGGCACTAAACAAAGAAATTGATTGGGATTCCGATACAATTAAAGTTGCCTTGGTTACCTCTTCTTACACTCCAAACCAAGATACTCACGACTACTGGGACGATGCAGTAGCTAATGAAGTATCTGGAACTGGATACACAGCTGGAGGAAATACCTTGGCTTCCAAGACTTCTACATACACAGGAGCAACTAATAAGCTTGTTCTTGATGCAGCAGATACAACTTGGTCGTCAAGCACAATCACAGCACGTTATGCAATCGTTTATGATGCACAGACTGGTGTTAACTCAACAAGTCCACTTATTGGATATGTTGACTTCGGCACTGATCAGTCATCTTCAAGCGGTAACTTCACTATTACTTGGGATGCCAACGGTATCGTTGAATTCACGGTAGCGTAGTAGGTTACAATGGATGTAAAGGTAGAGGCAAGTGTTATTACACTTACTGCAAAAGCAGTTGAAGTTAAGTCTGTAAAGACTGAGAAAGTACAATTGGGGTCATCTTTGGTACTTACTTCTCACAACTTCAGCCTCTCCTTTTCTCCAACATTATCAATAGGTGGTCACAGCATTTCTGCAATTACACCAGAGAACAATTTTTATGAGGAGTTAGCCGTTAGCATTTAGCTATACGGCTATTTTTATTATGTTATTAAAAAACTGGACACTAAACAAATATAACCCAGATTACTTTTGGGATTTTGAAGACGCAACAATTGAAACTATGACAAATGCTGGGTCTGCTGGATCCGCAACCTGGACAAAATCAAATACTCCAGCAATGTTTGATATTTCTGAAACATATTATGGAATGTGGGCTTCAAGCAATGGTGTTCTTAATTATGGAACTGGAACTCTTCAAACCACAAACTCAACAATTGGTGCTTATTTAGATAATGCAAATTTTACAGTTAACTTTTTTATAGAATTTTCTAAATTTGCAGTAAGTGGAAACAAAAACCTGCTTGAATTTAATTATGGATCAAATTCTTTTGCTTTATTAATTTTAGGAACTGGTGTTGGAACTTCTAATCAAAATAAGTTAAGAATAACATCTGGTGGAACTACTGTATTAACTTCAACACAACAACATTGGTCATATGCAACAACCTCTCCAGTTGTAAGTGGTGGATTCTTAGATACTCCAGATGGTTGGAGTAGTGCAAATCCAGGATTTATGATGGTTTCTGTTAGATTTGCATCTGGAAATGTAGAACTATATATAAATGGAGTTTTAGATACTTCTGCATCAATTACCGCACCAAGTGGAACCTTTACAAACTTTAGAGTATATGGATCATCAACAAGCGTAAACATTTTGATGGATCAATTAAGCATTGCATCAAATAGTGTTTATACATCAACAGCTTTGTTAGAACTTTGGAATATGTTCTTG